TGACGCACATCGTTTGCAGGGTTGTAGTCAGGCTGCAGGACGCTGGGCAGCTTTGTCTTGTTGATCGGCAGTTTTTCAGCCAGGTAGTTGTCGTAACACACGTGTTCTAGAAATTATGTGTGATTAGTAAAAGAAGGGAGTGAGGACTATCCCCACTCCCAGTGCGAATCAAATTCGCTTAGCAGTCTCCATACTGAGGTGAATCCTCGATGGATTGTTCAGCTTCTTCAGGCACGTAGCCTGGATCAAAGTTTGGACATTGGTGAGTACGATGATCGTCATCACCACAGTGTCCGCAAATCGGGTCAAACTGTACATCGACACAGACCCACTGTCCCTCTTCGGGATCTAGCACTTCGACTAGGACTTCATCTCCCATTCGAATGCGACGTGTAGGTCCCTGCATCAGATAGCCTTTGACATGTCAGGTGCAGGCGTCAAGACGATAGACATCTGAACTTCCTTCAGGTTGTCAGCGTCGTCAGCATCGTGCCAACCCTTCCAGGTTGCAAAGTGACGCCAGTCACGACCGCCGAGCAAGTCCAACGTGTCGTGCCAGCACAGCTTGGTGTACTGCGTCTCATCACCATCACGCTTACGCTTCTGGATCTGCAGACGAACTTCACGCCCATCATGGATGACAGGTGCACCATCCTTGGTGACCAGTGCATGATGGTACACATCCGTCGGACGTGGTGCGATCATGAGGTCAGCCAGTTCAGGCAGCCCGAGTTGCTTCCGCTCAGTGACGTCGAGCATACGTGCCACGCGCTTAGTGCTGCGCGTTGCAAGGTTCGTGGCTTTTGCCATGTGTGTGAGCGCGCCGCGGATTCTGTTTTTACGGGCAGACAACAGCGTCTACCACGTCCCGCATTGCGCTACCACATGGACACTATTTGATTTCGCGTGGGGGGACCCGAACGAGCCTGCGAGGGCGGGGGGTGCCGCGCTAAGTGGTCACTACACTCAATTCCCCAGAGTACTTAAAGGGGGGGGGGTTATATATAAAGGGGAAGGGATACCCCGGCGATAAATGACAGGGCCATACCCGTCTTTCGCACTAACGACTGAAACAGTCTTCTCCGGCGATTCAGCTCTTGTTTGTATTCGTCAAAAAGGCGGATTAGATTGGCTATCTGTTGCTGATGGACTTTTCGGTCTTCCATAAGAAGCTTAATGTCGGCTTCTATTTTACGGATTCTCTTATTAGATGAGCCCACAATCATATAACTGAAGTTATTGTGGAATTTTGATAATCGCAATTATTCTTATCCAACGGCCCTAGACATTACATTAAGAATATGCCTATTATAGCTCATGAGTATTATGGATTTGATAGTGATGTGTACTCGATGTGGTGCTGGCCTGAATGTTCTGTAGTAGTTGTGCAGAATAAAAGAGGGGATGTTATTATGGTTGATGTGCAGATGGACCCAGTGGATGGGGATTAAAGGTATCTGTCAGAAATTTTTTCGCTGCGCTCAAGTTGCGTATGTTAAATCCATATGTTACGTTAGGGGAATACGCTAACAGAAATGGAGCCGATAAAACCAGGAATCCGATACAAGCTTTTTAATTTTAAAAGCCCAGAATATCAAGAAATTCAGTTTACAGAAAAAGTAGACGGTAAATATGTGTCTGGCACTACTAACGAAGAAGTAATTGAAATGCTTATCGATAGATTTTACGAGCTGAATAAAAAAAGATTTAGCTCTGAGAATCAAGTTGTCATTCTTTTGTTAAAAGCTATCCGACAGCAATTAGGAAAACGCTTAAGCAGAAAAATTGATAACGTGAAAAAATATGGCGAAGCTGAAGGCTCAGGTAACCCTGTCTAAAGAGGGTAGAATTCTTGAGTACCTACAATTGCTTAATGGTTTATTGAGGCTTACAGGTACTGAGTTAAAAGTATTGGCTGAGTTTATTGACTACGATGCGTACGTCTGTGCTCAACCATTAGCTAGAAAAATCGTGGCTCAGCGGCTTAAAATGAAGAATGTAGCTGTTTTAAACAACTACATCAAGGCTTTAAAAGACAAGGGCTGCATTTACAAAGATGCTACCGGTTTATATAAGTACAACAATCTCGTTAGCCCTAAAGAAGAAGTAACGAGTATAGAATTTGAAATAGTAAATGATTGAAGTCAAGTTTGAATTTCCAAACGAGCTTGATATAGCATTCTGGTATTTAGACAAGCAGTATCAGCGTTTTAAAGATGAAGGCGTTGTACCTCCAGAACATGAAGTAAGTTTTAGTGAAAATGAAATATCGATTTTACTCTGGTATCCTGATGATGACGACGAAGATAGTGGTGGGGGCGGAGATGATCCTATCTGGCCTTTACCACCAGATCCAACACCTACGTTCGTTTATTCTATAACGGGGTACTTACCAGTATTTGAAGAATGAATCGTAAAGGATTTATACCCGTGTTATTACTTGTTTTAATTGTGTGCCTTGGCTAAAAACAAATTAAAACACGAGATCTATAAAGAGATCCAAAAAGAAATTGGCGGCGATCTAAAAGAAATAGAGGCTATCGTTGATAGTCAATTTGCATTTTCAGCCAAAACCATAGCTATAGGCATGTTTGACAGTGTAAGACTTCCGTACTTCGGAAGGTTCTGCGTTAACCCTTATAGACTGCACAAGCTAAATATATCTATAGCAACTAAACCCAAGAAGGATGAGTCTGTTTAAGCTAGAAGGTTTCCAAGTAGTTGTAGATCCTGAAATACGGATCATCAATGAATTCTTTAAGCTTATAGCAGAAGACAAAGATCGAAATAAGAAAGAAACGGTTAAATGGTTTGGGTACATCTATCATATGTACGACTACAGAAGTCCGTATCAACTATACGATGAGAAAGAGCGGCACATTAGAGTTTGCAAAGATGTAAACCTGCCTGCCGATTTTAAGCCGTCTCAACGTATGGTTGCGGCGATTAACAAGTACAAAGAGCTTCAGATTACGCCTACTGTCAAGACATTACTTAGCACTAAACAAGCATTAATTAGTTCAGAAAAAGCAATTAGTGCATTAACGCATCGTATTGAAACGTTGTTAGCAAATGATGACAAAGAAGAGGTAGATACAGTAGGTGAGGCAGTTAAAAACGTAAACAAGCTTCTTGACATTGCAGAAAAGCTGCCCAAGATTGCCGGTATTATTGGAGATTTAGAAGACAAGGTCAAGAAAGAGCAGAGCGGCGATACGCGGCTGAGGGGCGGTGGCAAAAAGGGAATGTTTGAAGACTGATGCTAACAAACACCGAATACTTTAGAAAACCGGCTAAACGCTTTTTAGAAAAGGGTTATTACACAGATGCACCTCAGGGTAGCCAAGAGTTTTTTAATTACTGGACTCAAGAGTTAGATCGATGTCAAAATGGGCTTACGGTAGGTGATACTTCTATTACAGGGCACCACTATTTCTATCTTAACTACTGCCAGATTAAGCTTACTGAGGAAGTCAAGGGTAAAGCTGCTACTAAAAGCATTGCCTTTCCGCATTTCTGGGACGGAGACTATGAGTACTTCTGGTTAATGGAAGTAGCCCGTAATGGAATGGATCGAAAGAAGTTTGATAAGCTTGGATTGTCTACTACGGTAGAAGACGCTTGGTTAGGTGGGGGGCATCATCTAATTGTTTCTAAAGCTAGACGTAAGGGTTTTTCATACAAAAACGCTGCGATCACAACCAATACCTACAATACCATACGGAATAGTTATACGCTTCTATGTGCTTTCGACAAGAAGTACCTATACCCTAAGGGTATTATGACTATGGCTGCGGCTAACATGGACTTCTTAAATGAGCATACTGGATGGTCTAAACGCCGTTCTGTAATCGATAAGCAAAACCATAAGAAGGCTAGTTACTTAGAGTACATCAATAATCAAGGCGTTGAAAAAGGATATAAATCGGAGGTTGAAGCCATTACGTTCAAGGACAACCCAGACGCGGCGCGTGGTAAAGATGCGACACTCGTCATATTTGAGGAGGCTGGAGCGTTTTCGAACCTTAAGAATACGTTCATGGCGACGCGACCCACTGTGGAAGACGGTGGTATCACGACAGGTCAAATGATTATCTTCGGTACAGGTGGTGACATGGAAGGCGGTACAATAGATTTTGAATCTATGTTTTACAACCCCACTCCTTACAATTTATTACCCGTAGAAAACATTTGGGATGATGGTGGGGATGGTACTCACTGTGGTTGGTTCTTTCCATCATTTCGCAACAAGATTGGATTTATTGACAAGGATGGAAACAGTCTTGTAGAAAAAGCTAAATTTCAAGAAGAAAATGAAAGAGATCGAATTAAAACAGAAACAAAAGACGTTTCTGTTTATGACAAACACATTACCGAATATCCGTGGAAGCCGCGCGAAGCGTTTCTTCAAACTAGTAATAATGTTTTCCCTACTGCCTCCCTTGTGGAACATCGGGGTAGCATCATGCGTTCAAGAGAACTGCAAAACGTGGGAACAGCAGGTTTCTTAGTTCATACAAGTGACGGTTTAAAATTTCGGCCTTCACAGAAAGCGCGTCCTGTAACAAAGTTTCCACACCAACGCGGAGATGATATTACTGGATGCGTTGTTGTGTATCAAGCTCCGTATAAAGATGATAACCAGGCTGTACCAAGCAATATGTACTTCATTGCGCACGACCCTTATGCTCATGACAGTTCTACTGGTAATTCTCTTGGATCAGCTTATGTTCTTAAGCGTCCTAATCCTTTTAGTAAACCTGATGATCTAATTGTAGCATCCTATGTAGGACGTCCAGAAACTCAAGACGACTACAATGAAATCCTATTTAATCTATCAGAATATTACAATGCTAAAATTGGATTTGAAAATGACCGAGGAGAAGTAATACCCTACGCAAAACGTACGAAAAATCTACATCGTCTTATGGAAGAGGTAGAGATTTTTGATCGGTCAAACGGATTTAAAGCAAAAACTTTAGGGCGTAATTACGGACTTTCTATGGGAAGTAAGCAACGTAAAGCTCAGGCTGTCTTATATTTAAGAGACTGGTTGAAAGAAAAAAGAAGCAAGAATGACAAAGACGAGTGGAAGTTAAACTTGCATAACATCTATGACATTGCTTTAATAGATGAGTTAATTAAATGGAATGATCAGGGCAACTTTGACCGAGTATCTGCTCTATTAGTAGGAATGTTTTTTATGGTTGATTTGTATAATAAACCGGTAGTAGAGCAAGAAAGAGAAACTACAAATGGGTTCTTCGACCGCGAATTATTTGTCTAATGGCACACAATCATATACCAAAACAAAAAATTTCTACTGCTAAAAAAACAAAGCAGTGGGGAATCGACTGCGTAAAAGGCTTTATCAAAGAGTCTACATTTAGCGCAACCGGTAAACACGAGCTGCTAAAGTTTTATGAAGCTTACAACGGTCAGATGAAAGAGAGCGATTACAACTATGTAGTCAATCCTTATAATTCTAATGACGGGCGTAAAAGAAACTTTCCAGCTAAACTTCGTAACTACAACATTATCAAGCCCGTAATAGATCTTCTTATTGGGGAGAAGACTCAGCGTCCCAGTAACTACATGGTTACTGTTAGTAATTCTGACGCTGTGTCAAAAATGGAGGAGGAAAAACAAAAAGAAATTCTTGCCAACCTGCAAGAAATGTTTATTCAAGAGGTGCAAAAACAAGGTGTAGACTTAGGTATGCCTGAAGCTAAGCCAAAGACTCCTCAAGAGATTGAAGATCACTACAATAGCTCGTATCAGGATTCTAGAGCAGTTGTGGGTCAGCAAGTATTAAACTATTTGAAAGACAAGTTGGATCTTGAGGACAAGATGCAGAAAGGGTTTTTAGACTGGCTTGTTACTGGCTATGTGTACAGTTATAAAGGCGTGTGCATGGATGAGCTTGAATATGAGATAGTTAGTCCTTTAGACATAGACTACTCAAAAAGCCCTGAATTAGAATTTATTGAAGACGGGGATTGGGTTGTTCGCCGTCAATTAATGAGTGTTAACGCTGTAATAGATCAATTTTATGATTTACTCACTGACAAACAAATTGACCAAATCGAAGACCACACTCGGAATCGTTCTGGCTCTTTTTCTATTCCCTTTTTGCAGCGTGTTTCAGACAACTTCGGAGAGAACGATAGATACGTCGAAGTGCTGCATGTCTGCTGGAAAAGCTTTAGAAAAGTAGGAATCTTAACTTATGAAGATGAGTTTGGCATTGAGCAGATGTCTTACGTTACAGATACTTACAAGACAGACTCTGAGATGGGAGAGTCTGTAGAGTGGTATTGGATTAACCAAGTTTGGGAAGGTTACGAGATTGACGGAGACATCTACGTAGGTATTCAACCTGTGGTTGGTCAGCGGAACTCTTTAGGCAACATTTCTGTATGCAAACTTCCTTACAACGGTAGAGCCTATTCTGAAAGACATACTGAAAACATTAGTGTTTGCTCTTTAGGTATTCCTTATCAAATTCTTTATAATGTTTTTCATTATCGTCTTGAACTTACAATTGCTAAGAACAAGGATAAAATTGCACTGATTGAGATGAACACTATTCCTAAGCGCCATGGTTGGGATGAAGAGAAGTTCATGTACTACGCAGATGCTATGGGCTTTGCCTTTATTGATTCTACAGGAGAAGGCAAGAACAATGAACGTGTTACATTCAATCAATATCAAGTTCTAGATATGTCTCTTGGCCAGTATATAGCTGCGCAAATACAATTGCTCCAAGCAATTAAAGAGGAGTGGGAAGAGCTTATTGGTATTAGCCGTCAAAGAAAAGGTCAGATTATGGCGTCTGATGGAGCTGGTACAACTAACGATGCTATTGCCCAGTCTACTGCAATTACTGAAGAGATTTATCGAAAGTTTGAAAAGTTTGAACAAAAAGAAAATCAAGGCTTACTTGATCTTTCCAAACACGCATTTAAACGCGGTAAACAAATTAACTACATTACAGACGATTATCGTAATGCATGGCTTGACATAGACGGCGTTTCTTATTCTGAAACTGAGTTTGGAATCTTTGCTAAAAACTCTAGTAAAGAGAACAGAAAGATGGAACAGATGCGTCAAATGCTTCAAGCTATGGCTCAAAATGGAGTTGGCGCATCTTCTATTGCTGAAATACTAGATGCTGATAATTTCTCTAGAATTAAACAGCTTACAAAAGAAGTTGAAACCAAGCAAAAACAACTTGCTGAAATGGCCAAACAAGCTGAGCAACAAAAAGTGCAAGCTGAATCCCAAGCAAAGATGCAAGAGATTCAATTAGAGAAAAACATGGAAGCTCAGCAAAAAGAGCTAGATCGTCAAAACAAGATAGAAGTAGCTTTGATTCAAGCTCAATCTAAGGATACAGACCACGATAACGATGGAAAAACCGATAGTAAATAACGGTTTAAATAAGTCTTCCAAAAAAACTATATATAACTTACATTCAACCATATGGCAGAAAACAAAGGACTCGGCCTCGACAATCTTAAAGAAGTCGATTGGCTGAACGACAACGCTCCAAGTCCTGCAGCGTCTACAGAAGACACACCTGCAGAAACTACAGAGGAGCCCACAATTGAAACACCTGTTGAGGAAACTCAAGAGGCTGAAGAACCTCAATTAGAGCAGGCAGAAGAGCCTAGTGTTCCCGAGACTGAAAAACCAGAACAGTTGGAGGAGCCCCAGGTTGAAGCAGAAACAGAAACTGAAGAGTCGATTATTCAGACCTTGTCTAGCAGATTAGGTTATGAGGTAGAAGGTGACTTTTCAGAAGACTTTGATGGGTTAACCAAATACACATCAGCTGTAGCACAGAAAATGGCTAACGAACAGATGGCGCAACTGTTTAATCAGTACCCAGATGTCCGAGAGTACTTTACGTACAGAGCAAATAACGGAGATCCCGCAGCATACTTTAAAGCACAGCAAGCTGAAATGGACTACAATTCTATTGAGATTGACGACAATGTTGTCACTCAAAAGAGAGTCGTTCAAGATGGCATGAGAGCCCAAGGATTCGGTGAAGAAGAAATTACACGCATGACAGAAGCGTATGAAGACGCCGGCATCTTGAAAGACAATGCTGAAGTGTATTTAACTCAGTTGCAAAAACATCAGCAAACCCATAAAGAGCAATTATTAGAAAGACAGAAACTAGAAGCTCAAAAGCAACAAGAAGAAGCAGCTCAATATTGGAACAGCGTTTCTGAAACAATTAAAGAAGGAACTTTAAGAGGAATGCAAATTCCTACTAAGCAGAGACGTCAGTTCTATGATTGGATGACCCAACCTGTAGATCAAAACGGTGCAACTCAAAGAGATCACGATAGGTCCAAGATGGACATGGAAACAGCACTAGCCCTAGAGTATTTAATTTACCAAGGATTTGATTTATCAAAACTGGCTAAAAACGTGAGTAACACCAAGAAAGCTCAGAGCTTGAAAGAAAAGCTTCAGAGTAAACCATCCGCTTCGACTAGGATGAAGTCTCGTAGTAAGTCGAGTGTTTCTAAAACAGTCTCACTTCCATCTTTACGAGACTTACTCTAAAAATAAAAATTGACTAAATCATGTCTGACAACTTAAAAAAGCTTCGGTTATACGAAGATATCTTTAACGCAGATGGTATGACCGACGAAAACTCGTTGGCAAATGCCCTGCTTACACAACCGGACGTCCTGTCCCCTGTAATCACGCACCTCTCTGGTCGTGAGGATAAGCGTTTTCCTCTTTCCTTCCTTACCGAAGGTATGGGTAACGTTAAGTACATCAATGATGTTGAGTACGATTACCCTGTTATGGGTCGCTTAAATAAGAGCGTCCTTTGCGTCAGTAATACCGAGATTAACGCAGTTACGGGTGGTACTGTTACTTTTAACGATCGTTGGTTCGTTAAGAACTACATCATTGAGTTTGGTAATGCTGCTAACACTCAGCTGAGAATTACTGCTGATCCAGTTCAGTCTAACGGTGGTTGGACTTACAATGTTCAGATGGTAACTTCTGACCCAACAGCTACTGCTATTGGTGCCAATGACTTGGCTTCTAAGCAAGCTGTTCAGCTGTTCGCTGCTAACGCTTTCTCCGGATCGCGCGGCAACGAGAGCAACTGGGTTGCTCCGTCTAAAATGCGTAACCAAATTAGCTTGATTCGTAAGTCTTACCGCTACGAGGGTAACATGCCCGACCGTGTGGTGAACTTCGAGTTCAACGTTGGTGGTCGCTCCACGAACCTCTGGTATGACTTTGAGGAGTACCAGCACATGCTTCGTTGGAAAGAGGAGTCTGAGCTTGCTTTGTGGTACTCTCGTTACAACCGGGATGCTGACGGTCTTATTCACTTGCGTGATGAGAACGGTAAGGTCATTCCGCTCGGTAGCGGTGTGCTCGAGCAGATTCCGAACGTGGACACTTACTCCACGCTGACGGCTGCTAAGCTTAAGTCTGTTGTGCGCGACGCTCTCTATGGTGCTTCTGACGCTTCCCAAATGAACATCGTGCTCTTTACGGGTCTCGGTGGCATGGAAGAGTTTGATAATGCTATGAAAGAAGAGCTGTCTAACCAGACTTACATCAAGAACACCGATCCTTCTACCTTTATTGGTGGTAGCGGCCGGAACCTGTCTCTTGGTGGATTCTTCACGCAGTACCAGCACATCGATGGTCACACCATCACCGTGCGTCACTTGCCTCTGTTCGATCACGGTGCACGTGCTCTCGCTAGCGAGCGTCACCCGGTCACTGGTCTCCCCCTGGAGAGCTACCGGATGATCTTCCTTGACATGAGCGTGTATGACGGTGAGAACAACGTCAGCATGATCACTCGTAAGAATCGTGAGCTCGTTCGCTGGGCTGTCGCTGGTGCTACAGTGCCTCCTGGCTTTGGTGGTAACGCTCTTCGCGCTACCGATGTTGACGGTGCTTCTGTCCACTTCCTTAAGGAGTGCGGCATCAGCATCCGTCGTGCTACAAACTGCCTCCACTTGGAGTGCGTGCGTAGCTAATATGTACTTGGATAGGGGGAGGGCAACAAAGCTCTCCCCCATATCCTTATAAAAAAGAAACATGGCTAAAAAACGAGGGCTCTGGGCAAACATTCATGCTAAGCGTAAACGAATCAAAGCTGGTTCTGGAGAGCGTATGCGTAGGCCCGGTTCTAAAGGAGCTCCCACTGAAGCCGCGTTAAAGAGATCACAGACTAAAAAGAAGAAAAAGAAAAAAAGTACTAGAAAAAAGAAGTAATGCCTGCTAAGAAGAAACGCAAAGAAAAAGCCATTCGTAAAACAACGAAGGGTAAAAATGCTAATTACCGCTCTACTAAATCAGGAGCAGGTATGACAGCTAAAGGCGTTAAGGCATATCGTAAAGCAAACCCTGGATCCAAATTAAAAACAGCAGTAACCGGAAAGGTTAAAAAAGGATCTAAAGCGGCAAAACGTCGCAAAAGCTATTGCGCTCGCTCGTTGGGACAGCTTAAACGGAGCAGCGCTAAAACTCGTAATAACCCTAACTCACGTATACGTCAGGCACGTAGACGTTGGAAATGCTAATCATCATGCCAACAAAAAAGACCACCGCTTCTAAGACTAAAAAGAAAAAAGCTAAAAAGAAAGCTATTGCAGGAGGAATGCCTGCTACTGTTGCCAATAACGTTTTTAAAGGCAAGGGGGGAAAAGTAAAAGGTCGTAAAAAAATGTACGGCTATGGCGGGACAGCTAAAGGCAGGAAAAAATAATGGCCAAGTTTAACGGCCATAGATGCGAGAAAAGAAACATGGACGAAGTATGCCTAGGCATGAGCTTCGATGCTTTAGGTCGCGGTCAGCGTATAAAAGGACAAAAAGCGCAAGTACCTGCTAGACCTAATAATTATATAGATAACCCAACAAATAAATAGAATGAGCACTAAACTCGTTTATCTCCTTAGACGGGAGAACACTACAAATCTTCCTGATGACGTTTATGTTGACGCTAAGCGTCGCATTGGAAGCGTATTTGACTCTACAGGTTCTTTGCTGAAAGGCTTGAGCTTAGAAGAGCAAAAAAGAATCTTACCCTCTGTTATCGGCATGAGTCCCACAGATATAGGATGGGCCAATAGAGTGCGCAGGTTTTACGCTGAGTTAACTATCGAGGTTCCGCAGAATGGCGTTGAGCTTAACATCTCACTCGATGAAGACGGTAACCCAGTAGCTCCTATGGACTATGTTAAGTTTAGATTTGCGGCTAACCATCCTCATGTTGCAGAAGAGCAGGACACTCGCATTTCAGGAACGAGGTATTACTTCTTTGATCCTAGGAAAGAAGAAGAAGAACGAGTTCAGGATGGGCGGATTAGGAAAACTGCTTATAAACACCTTATATTAGTGTGTGAGGATGAGTCCAAAATGGATCAAGTTTTAAAGGCTATGGGCCGTAAAGCTGAAGATCTAAGTAAGGATCAAAAAGAGCTTGAACTTGAAGAGCTTCTTGAAGCAAGTCCAGAACACTTCATTAGTACCTGTGAAGACAAGGATTTAGAATACATTTCTTTAATTAAAGATTGCTTAGATAAAAGTGTTTTACGTAAAGTAGGAAACACGTATTTATTTGGAGATCAAGAGATTGGAGAAGAACTTAGTGGAGCAGTTAGAGCATTGAAACTGAAGCGGAATAGCGGTATGCTTCAGGATATAAAATCTAAACTCAAAGCTTTTAACTGATGGCTAAACGTAATTTCAAAACCCGGGGCTCTTTTATTCCAAAAGATAAAAAGGGCAAACACAATCGCATTGTGGTTGATAGCCCGGCATTAGCTGAGTTCTTAACTACTTTGGAAGCCGGTTCTTCTGTTCTTTCTGAAGATATTGTAGCTGGAGAAGCTGTAGGTGGCGTCGCTATTGGAGATGTGTTTGAAGCCGGAACTACACTGGAAGATGTTATTAGAACAATTCTTGAAGGAGCTCCAAGTGCGGGTATACAAGGTTTCCAGCTGTTAGACGAAAACTTAAATCTATTAGGGGACGTCGCTAGGATCGCGGGTGATGAATATACAATTGGTGGTATAAGAATTTTACTCAATGATCCTGGAGACTTAGTAGATGTTATTGTTTACGCTCCTGGAACAGAAGCTACTGAAGATTTAACGCCTCCCACTCAAGGTGAAACTCAAAATATAGATGTAGTTACTGACTACACTGCAGGCGGAAACGCGTCTGACTTTGCTTACACATTTGCTCAGGGGGGAGCCGGCAGTTTTGCTAAACTTAACGCTACATTTTCTCTTACTATGAAAGATGCTGAAGGTAATCAAGTTGGGTCGGTATCAAATACAGGTCTTACTTGGACGCCGCCTGCATTTATGTTGAACATTGTTGATTCAAATGGCCTAATAACTTCTTGGGAGCAAATGAGCTCTATAATTGCAGGAGGTCAAACTAGCTGGGACGGTCTTTCTGGTATTTTAGAAGGCTATTTAGCTACGTTATTTAATGATATTTATGCTCCTATTGTACGTCATACTAAAAGTGGAAGCTACACATCTTCCGATATAGATAGTGACGGAAACCCTGTTGCTTGGGGCTATGATCCCTCTATTACTACATTTCAAGTTGGTGGCGGGGAACAGGGAGTGCCCATTAATTTTTACCCAGAAACTGAATATAGACAAGTTTGGTTTATTCCTGCAGGAGGTCAAGTAACGCCTATTGGAGCCGTGTTTACTTCTATTACTGTTGGAGGCGGGACTTATACCCCTACAGCAACTGCTAATACAATCAATATAAATATTGGTCAAGGGGGATTAGGGTTAAGTACATCTACTACACCTTGTCCAGTTACCTACAGGCTCTATGCATCCCCTCAGACTAATTCAGTCTATCCTAACACTGCGGATATCACGTTCAACTCTTAATATTATAAATTATGCCGCTTACATTTCCAGACATAATTGGTATCGCAGGAGGTCAAAACTTTCCCGCAGTTGATCTTACAAATCAGAGCGTAAAGGGTATTGCATACTTTGATGACTTAGCTGACGCTCAGTCTAATGCTAAGGGTTATCAAAAAGTACCCGGCTTTATTGCAGTTACTACTACAGGAGATCCTAAAGTTTATCAGTTTGTTGGCTCATCTGAACAAGTATGGGATAACAATGATTTTTGGGTTTTAGTTAAAACAACTGGTGTTGATGGAGACACGATTCCAGTAACTCTTGTAGATCGAATGGATGTGACATTTAGTCCATTTGGAAAACATGACGCTACAGATGCTGATGACCCAACAAGGTTAGATACCAGCTTGATTCCAAACGAGTTTGAAGTAATTCCAATTAGCAATACTGCAGCAGGCATTTACGATGTTTTTACATCAAATCCTAGTGCTGCAAATCCTACAGGTGGTAATAATACCTGGTCTTCTAATCTTACAAACGCAAATGGTCCATTTTCTGGATTATCCGCATCCTCTGCTTTAATTAGTCTTTCTTACCTTGGATATGTTAGGTTAGGATATGAGCATCATGTCCCTGGATATAATGGATTTGGAGCAGATGCACAAGCTAAAATTGAAGCTACAAACTGGACAGGAACAGATACTAGTATTGTTGAATACTTGAAAAATATACCTTTAAAGCTCCGTCCTAAAGTTTTTTACTTACACATGCCCACAGACGCCCCGGTCGAGGAAGAGCGCTACATTGGATACAATGAGGCTAATGGCGACTTTAGCGATACTGCCTGGGTAGATGCTGCTAACTGGACTTATCTAACAGTTACAGGCTCAAAAGCTATTGAGTATAGAGTAAAACTTACTTCTGATGAATTAGGAGTTGTAAATACTACAGTTGCTAGACGCGCATGTTATCCTTCAACTGCTGGAGATGTATGGTTACCGCATATAGGGGTTGATAATCTTGTTGCAGACATGCTTAAAAAACTGAAACTCATGGTTAAATTTAATAGTGCCCTTAAAGCTCATTTAGAAACATTAGCAGCCAATACCAATTCACCATTTGGTGAGTCTGCGGACGACGTTTCTGTATGTCTTGAAACAAAAGTTATTGTATGACGGTTCAAGAGCTACATTATTCAGTAGATCAAGGTCTTCAAAAAGTAGGAAGTTATGCATATGACAACTTCTTACCTGAAGAAATTGATCATTGGTTGAATAGAGCTCAAGAGCGGTTTATCAAAGATCGTGCGTTCAGTCATAGCGACATGAAGCAACTTGGCTTTGTAGCTAATCAAAAGAGGTTAGACGATATTTATCAGATTGTAACCTTAGACTATACAGACAATGTAGCTCCTGCAGTTGGTGTTGAGTTTCAACAGTTTGACTTGCCGCTTAACTACTTGTATTTAGTAAATTTAAGAGCAAATATTAGACGGGAAAACTGTAAAAAAGCAAGCTTAACAAGCCCTGCAGTAACAGTTCCTGTTAGAATTGTAAACAATAGAGAAGTCTATTTTATGCAGCAGGATCCTTTTGCTAGATCTAATGGTCAATCCCCCTTAGCTATACTGTCAGACACTGACATTAAAGTGTTTCAAGACAGTGAAAACTTTATAGTAGAAGGTATATCGGCAGATTACATTAGGACGCCACAAGAAATTAACTTACAATTAAATCAGACAAGCGAATTAGCCGACCATACTCACCACGAAATAGTTGATATCGCGGTGAAGACTATATTAGAATCAATAGAATCTCCTAGATATCAATCT